CAGCGAAAGTTGAGTACGTGACAAAACCAGTGAAAGTACCAGACGGTAAGTTACCCGAAGTAAGCGGGTTTCTTGCAGGCGGGTATGAGCACGGAAAGGAGAGGTCCGGACATGGACGGCATCTACCCCGGTTAGCACGACCATTTGGAGACTGGATGAGAAATGGACCGGAAAGACGATATGCCTAATTCGTCGACATCCGGAGCATGGCCCGTACCCATGCTAAGAAACAAATGAAGAAGGATCCTTCTTTCAAGAAGATGAAACCCCTTCAATATCTTCCAACTCAACGGAAGATACCATTGCGCTTAGCAGATATTGGAACCGGCTTAGCCGAAGCACAATTTGACACAGGACGTCTCTTGTCACAATTGAATCACAGACTCTATCGATATGGAAAGAGGTATACACAGAAAATTGATGTGGATCCTTCTTTTATGGCCCCCGGCTCATCCGTTGATGTCTTTGCATTGATGGATACCTGGTATGTCCAGAAAGCATACGAAGAAGCTGCTGTGGTATTTCACAGAGCTTATTCTAATGAGCGTGAGAACCTTACTAAAGGTGCTCGTGCTCGTTGGTTTGACTTTAGAATTAGCAGCGGTATTCCTACGGCAAATGTGCCGTTGTTATACCCTGCGACAGACTCAAACCCGCGAACACAGCCACCATCGGCGGTTACTGCAGGTGAATTTGACGATTCTATTGTTGAAGATGCTGCAGGAGGAACCCGTTCCTTCAACTGGACGTTAGCAACATCAGGCACGGTGTATGGTGTCATGACAGAATACAACTTGGCTGGCAACACGGACAGCAGTCCAACCGTTCCTACGGGGTCTGGTCCCTATGACGATTTAGAAGCTGATGCCTCAGCTGTAGAAATGCAGGCTTTGCAAGATCGTGGCAACTTGCCACCATACAGTGCAACGGGCTTCCCGAGCATCTGGGTGAAAGTAGCAACACTTACAGTTGGTGCGAATGGTAACCAAAAGATTAGCACAGGCTTCTTTGATGCCCCGTGCGGTCTTGTTTACCTGAAGGCGACCGGTACAAACTTCGATGACTTGAACAACGGCATCAGTTTGACAGTTCAAGCGGGCGATTACAAGGGCGTGAAAGCGCACAATATGGAGCGAATGTAAATGCAGGAAACTCCTTCAGGTGATTCCGTGACTCCAGTAAAAGCAATCCAAATTGCGTCTGTGTTACAACATCTCAGACAGAATAACGTCAGCTACTTGCTGGCGGTGCTCATTGGCCACATGCTCGGTCTAACCGAACAGGTGGTCAGTTATGGGCAAGGAATGTGCTAATCCTTCAGACGTTCATTCGCTCGAGAATAAGAACGAATACCCATTCACTTGTGAATGTGGTTGGCATATCCCCATCAAAGATGTAGCATGGATCGCCGTGCAGGGTGTGACTCACGTTGTCTGCTACAACTGCGGTAAGGAGTGGGTGGAATGAGCACCCCACCTCACTTCCATCTTCTTACCTCCGGCGTTTTAGTGGAGCGCAGCGCAACGCATTCCGGGGGGCCCCGAACGATACCGAGCGATGAGGTCTACCGAATCGCATCGCTCGGAATCAAAAAACTCGGGGGGCCGGAAAGCCGGTCAAGTTCCTTACTTGTTATACTACACTACCTGCTAAAAAATAACATTGAGGATTTTAATACTCGATGTTGCAAGAATCAATTGTCCGGACCCCTCGGTTTCCTCCCAAGTTTTCTTGGGGGGTCTCGGGCAAATGGGAGGATCAGTGCATGAAAGTGGAGGCAACGCCGGATGGGTGTATGAACGCCCGCCAATTTCTGAACGACCGTAGTTTATGCCCCCGGTGGCGCCTATGCCCCGGGTGCGAGAAAGTACGAGCCAAGAGAAATCAATACAAGATCGCTAAGAGATTGGAATATGATTTGGATTGGGCCCAAGAAGCGGACTTAGAACTAACCGTTGGTGTTCTATCTACGACATTACCTGGTAATGAGAAGTCGATTCGCCATGCAAGTTTAGGTGAGCAGTACTCTTACCTCACCGAGAGGCGGACCATGTCCGGTTACACTGGATGGCACAGTATGCGTGGGCTTAACACGAAACTGAAAGAATGGGGAATATCTGGTGGTTCCCATTACATTGAGTTTACCAACAAGGGATCAACATGGAATACTCACATGCATTCCATTTTGGTTGGCTTCGAAGATGATTGGCAGGTTCCTCTCAAGGAAACGACAAAGCAGCTCGAATGGAATGACGATCTAACGATGAGGCTTCAAACTGAAAAAGCCGAAAATAAGACGAGGTCGAATAAACGGGTTCTTGAGCCGTTGGGCCTCGGACGTCTATACACCTTGGATATAGCAAGTGCCGATGAACTTGCTTCGATTGCACGTTACTCAGCGAAAGTTGAGTACGTGACAAAACCAGTGAAAGTACCAGACGGTAAGTTACCCGAAGTAAGCGGGTTTCTTGCAGGCGGGTATGAGCACGGAAAGGAGAGGTCCGGACATGGACGGCATC